CGCATGGCATTTACAGCAACGTCCTGATAGTAATTAAATGCACTGGATGTTTCTTTAATAGCATCTTCAATACTTAGAACACGCTGCTTGGCGATTTCAATATCTTTTAAGGTACCATCCGTACTTTGCAAACGAACCAATTCAGCCTGAGCAGCTTTTAGTGCTGAGTTAAGCTCATTAAGACCTTGCTCACCAATACTCGACATTGAGCGTAGTTCACTAGCACTGATAACCGATTTGTCACCAAGAGCTTCAATTTCCTTGGCCGCTGTAAAGAATTTAGTACCTAATATTTCCGCCAGCTGAATTGTATCACCTGGAATGGCTTCACCGATTTCAAAGCCTGCCTTATTTGCCTTAGTTGCAGTATCCTGAAGTTCGCTACCAAGATTATTGATCTTGCTGGCAGCCTGATCAGCTTTCTTCTGCAAATCATCAGGAACTATTTTTCCAACTTCTTTTGCAGTTTCAGTAGAAGCAGCTTTTAACTTATCAGCTTCACTTTTAATTACAGCGACAACGGCCTTTGTAATGCTTTCAGATTGTTCAACATTAGACACATAATTTTTTGTGTCAGCTTCCATTACAAGTTTAAAGGTTAATTCTTTACCAGCCATGTTTTTTACTCGCAATAAAAAACCCACCAATTGGTGGGCTATATGAAGTGATAAAAATTTAAATTATTTATTCAATGATTGATCCGCAATGCTTACATTTTCGAGCATCGAATCGAATATATTCACGGCAGTCAGGACATTGCTTTTGTTCAACTCCATTGTCGTCTATCTTTAACCGTTGTCCAGCGTTATAAGAAAAACCATCATTTGCAACAAGTTTAGTTTTTGATGCGGATTGTTTTTTCTGAAGCTGTACATGCTCTTCTGGTAAAGCTTTAACAACTTTTGGGACTGGTCGATATAATTGCACTTGATTACTACCACAGGCACTACACACTTTACCACCAGACCTCCGCCAGATTTCATAAATCACACCAGGCAAAAATCCAATACAAAGCAAGATAATTGTTATAAAAAAACTACCCTTTGTTTTCGGCTCTCCCACATGACCGCATGCAATACACTCTACTGTTGCCATTCTCATGCCCTTATTTTGAGATATTTTTGAGCATCTTAACCGACTGATCTAAATTATCGTAATGTGAAAAAACTTCTTTGCTCACGATGAGTCTTTTAAATCTTCCAAGAATTTCTTTAAATCTTTAGCAGATGCATGCTGAGCGGATCTCACTACACTAGTCAGTGCCGCCAGCTTGTTCCGGTAATCCTTTTGGGCTGATTTTAAATACTCACTGTAAGCACCATAAGTCATATTCATGATTTCGGTATGAGTATGACCAGCACTGATCAGCAACTGGAATGAGTCAAACCAGGTTGAATCATTTTCTTTTACTGCCTGCCTTTTATTACGGCGTTTAGGCTGATCTTCTTTAAAATAAGCGCCGTTGACCTGCAGTACTGCTGATAAAACTTCTTTAAATTGCTGTTCCGATGTTGTGGCCAGATCGATCAAACTGGTTGCTGGAAGCTTAGTGGCCAACCTGCACATACCCAGCACTTCAATTGAATGAGTCTTAAAAAGTTGAGTTAAAATTTCATCTGAATAATCTTTTCCCTTTAAGAAGCCTTTTACCTTTTCGGCATGTACCGCCCATTGGTCAAAATCTTTTATCTGGATCTGGTGTACTTCAACATCATTCACTGTGATAGAGCGATTAGCTGCTAGAAAAAAATCATTCATGATGGAATCTCAAAATAAAGTTCAGGAAATAAAAAAGCACCCGAAGGTGCTTTTATTCATTTAATACTATGTTTATCTCTCAGGTTTAAGGCTTAACTTCAGTAACATTGATAGGCTGATCCTTAATTAGTTCTAGAATACCCTCACCATTTTTAAAATGGATTGATACCCCTTGGCTATTTGCTAAGCGGAGCCCACTTGCTGATACGGCTCGTTTAAGTCGATAAGTTTTACCTAACTGATCACTTAGTTCTGCCGTTTCAAAGTTATCTGTAGTTCTAAGCATATATGTTTGATTATTTGGTCCAATAAACTTCAGTAGTTGCTTTTCTTCAGTAACATTGATGATCTGTTTGGGCTTTAAATTTTCTGAGGATTCGTCTGTAGTAGTATTTTTAGAAGCCTTAGCCATATTAGAATTACACCCCATTAGAAATACACCTGCTGCTAGTGCCAAGAATAGATATTTCATACTTATGTTCTCCATTTTTAATTTTTGAATTCAACATAGATGCCTAATGGTGCCCATCTTAAAAGTAAAACATCAAAACATCTGTTAATTTTTGATAATTATTCTCATTATCAGAAAAATATAGAGCAGATAAAATTAATATTTCACCCTATCCTTCTGAATGTAGTAGCCAAATGTAATCTTCATATCCTGAAGTAATTTTGACTCCGTATATCCAGGGAATTTGCTTCTGTTCTCTTTGGCATGCAACTATTGTCAAAGCCAAGCTTAATATGAGAAGTATTTTATTTTGATGTTGAATTAGTAGTGGGTTTGACTGAGTCATTAAATGCTTTACTAAACAAAAGAAAAAACACCCGAAGGTGCTTTATCTGTTAGAGATTAAATGTGGGCATACCGCCACTATTTAATGAACTTCCACTATTTGGCCCATTACTCATTCTAGGATTAATTTTAGTTAATGTACTATTTTTAAAAGAACCACGCTTTAATTCATCGTGTTGGTCAAACCATTCACAGCAGGAGTTCCGGACATCTCTAATTTCTGTAATAGTCATTTTAGGACCACCGGATTTTAAATAAACTACATCACCTTCCTCAAAATCACTCATAACATTGTCGCTCAATTAATGAACAATGTTTAAATATGCCAGTTTTTTTTATATTTACAAGTAATAGTAATTTATTTAATACAGGCACAAAAAAAGACGCTTATACGCCCCTGTGCCTGTATTGAGTTGATTAAACTGCTGGAATTGTTACTACGTGGCCATAAAGACCCAGTGCTGGATCTGACTCTTTAGTGACATCTGACAATGCCTGACCCGAGATTTCATACTGACCCAGCTCTTCATGAATCAATGGAAAGGTGGTTTCCGGTGATTTCTTGGTTCGCCATAATGTCACTGCAACATGATCATTATTTGCTGTATTTACGCCCTTAAAGAAAAGTTGATACTCTTTTTCAAAGTCAGATGCCAGCGTAGTATGAGTGACTTCACCTGTGGTGTAGGTTGCCAGTAATGGCATGGTCAAATCAGCCACGTTATGGAAAATTACGGTACCGAATTTGGCATCCAGTGTATAGTCTTCCGGATTGACTGTTTTAGCTGCACCGCTGGTAGAATCCTTAAATGAAACTGCTTTAAGGTTATAGCCATCCAGTTTAATTTCCTGACCGGCAACAACGGTACCTAAAGACACATCCACTTCAGTCTTGGTTGCTATGCTATGTTTCATCCCTGACAGAATGTATTCCAGGTTCTCGGGATTAACTTCCTCAAGCGTACCGTTAAAATTTACCGAGGTTGCATTGATCATGGTGAAATCAGTCGTGCGCTTGCCTGTCATTGATTCTTTATGCTCAATTACGTCAGCATCAATTTCAATCTCAAACTCTGGCACATTACCAATCTGGCGCATGGCACCGGCAATGCCGTTTGCAATCTCTGCCAGATAAAACTTACCCTGCAGCGAAATATAGTTCTTTTTAGCCATTACTTTTCATCCCCTGTGGTTTTCTTGGCTGAAGCAGCTGGCTTTGCTTCAGGTACTTCCTGAATTACACCGTCTGCCAGTAATTTTTTGATTTGAGCATCATCCAGTCCACCGACGAACTCACCCTTTTTAAACCGGCCTACAGGTTGTAGTGCCGTATATTGTTTTGCTGCCATGACTGGCTCCTAGATAAATCGTTCTGATTCAAATACTGCTGTGAGATATGCAAAACCTGTACTGAAGGCTTCTTTCACATCAACCAGCATCAATTCTCCACGTGCCGAGGCTGGCTTCCAGCCTGAGAGCAACTGAATAACATCTTCAAGAAGATTACCCGCCTGATCTGTTACCGCTGAACCATCTATAGACTGTGAACGGGCATTCTTACAGGCCACGGTGACCGCCCACTGCTGGCTGATCATGTTCATTTTCCCCTTGCCCGCACTATCCTTAGGGCGAATCCGCACGAAGTTGACGTGAGCTGATGGGGTTACCTGAGACATTTCAGTCACCAGTACAGAGTTCAACGGCGTATAGATCTGCTTGAAATCCGGAATCTCCTTGAGCTTCTCGGCAATTTCTCCACGTACTGCAAAAAAGTCAGACACCTATATGCCTCCCGATAATATTAAGGATCTCTTCATCATCATCCTGATTGATGCCCAGAAAGGTACGAGAAGGGATATTGACCTGTTTCACTTTCCTGAACTGGCCACCCACCGCAAAGATTAAGTACTCCGCCGTTTTAGGCAGAATGGTTGCACCAAAATGAAAGACATGGGCATACATTTTGTTTGAACCCCACTCAACACCATCAGGGCGCAGGTTATAGTGCAATTCATTCATTAATTCACCCGTATCACGGCCTGTTTGACCATTTTGCATCCGGGCTCGCCATGACTGTTTCCATGGATTACCATCTACATCATGCTGACCGATAAACCGGTCTTGAGTGGAATAAACTCCATAGCCACCAATCTCGACAAACATATCCTCCTTTCTGCTGTCGAAATCGGCCATATGCTGCAGTACTGCCATTATGGCAGATTCATTGTCAGGACGAATTGTTATAGCAAAAGCCATACCTCCTCCTTATTTAAATGAAGGCATCTTGTCTAGCGTTTCATCACCAAACACGCCTCCTACATAACTGGTTCCGATGGGCATTGTGGTAGGCCGGCCCTTAGGCTGATCATCTACAATTTCATTGGTTGCGGTCTGGATCTGTAGATGTGCTTTTTCATCTTGTACCCGTTCAAGAAATTTAATCGCATCCTTATAACGGTTACGTACTTCTTCAGTGGGCTGCTGGTAATAAAGCCGGTAACGGGCAATATCACAGGCCATGCGGTTCAGATTGCTGGGCACATTGGGAAGAGGCAGAGGATAACGGCCACCGATATAGCCGTTAATCTCTTCTGCCGCATCCTGAAGCGCTTCATTGATAGAAGCTGCTGCATCTGCATGCATCAGCTTTAACTCTTCAATGTCATTAGCAAACCGCTTCACCATGTCTGCTTCTGTTGCGTACATAGATCACCTTACTTGGCTGCTTCCGCACCCTGTTCAGCTGGCTTGTCACTGGTCTTAGACTTAGATGCTGGCTTGGCCTTTTCAAGCTCAGCCACTTTTGCCTTAAGTTCAGCAATTTCCTGCTCAGCCTTGGCTTTATCAGCAGCAGCGGTCTGATTGGCTTCAGTTAAAGTAGTATTTTCTGCTGTCAGCTCTGT